AAATATGCTGGAATAGGAGACACTTGGGATGAATCAAATAATGTTTTTATTTCTCCAAAACCTTTTAGTGATTGGACTTTAAATGAAAACTTTAAATGGGAAGCTCCAATCCCATATCCAAACGATAACAAAGCATATGTATGGGTAAACAATGAATGGAAAGAATTTATTTTATAATAATTAATATAACAAAACATGAGCAAGTACATTTTAAGAGAAGGTGAATCGTTAGGATATAGCGTAGAATCAGTTATAGATACCAATGAATATAGTATTGATATTACACTACCATTGGTAACAAATGACGCGTTAGCTTTTCAATTCAGTAAAACAATATCAGTTATAAGTCAAAATACTCAAACGGGTTATGAAGTTGATACGGCAAGAGCATTAGCCGTTGCAAACTATTTGACAGAGATAAATAGATAATATTTATTTTTAATATAATCATTGAAATTTCAATGGTTTAAGCTAGGTTTGAAATGGTTATACTATAATTATATTAAATATATAATATTAATAATTTAATTAGTATTAATATATTAAATAATAATATAAATTATAGTTATGAAACCACCAATTAAATTATCAGAAGAAGACATCAAGCAAGTTACAACTTTGCAGGAAAAGTATGCTGACATTACAGCTAAATTAGGTCAATTAAAAATTGAGCAAATAATGATTAACAATCAAGTACAACGACTCGCTCAGTTGGAACAAACATTTTCCGAAGAATACATTGCCATTCAAAAAGAGGAAGTTAAATTTGCAGAAGATATTACTAAAAAATATGGAGAAGGTCAAATTAATTTAGACACAAAAGAATATATTCCATCTGTTTGATTAAATTAAATCATATTTATTAATAGATAAAAATTTTTAACAAACTAATTTAAAGTATTATACAATGGCAGAAAAAATCGTTAGCCCCGGTGTATTTACCGAAGAAAAAGATTTGTCGTTTCTACCTCAAGGTATTGCTAGTATTGGAGCAGCATTTATTGGACCCACTATTAAAGGGCCAGCAATGATTCCAACATCAGTATCATCTTTCGGAGACTTCGCACAAATTTTCGGAGACACCAACCCAAATTTATACTTACCTTACGCAGCTAAGGAGTATTTAAACAATTCAGGACAATTAACTGTTGTTCGTACATTACATGATGATGGATACAGTTTAGCTTATCCAATAGCATTAGTTGCTACAGGATCATACGGAAAAAAGCATATTGCTTTTCTTCATCCTTCTCAAGTTCTATCTGAAACAGATGCGTTTTATGATGCAACAACAAATTTATTTCATCAATCAACGTTAACTGCTAATGAAAGTGGATCGTTTGTGCTTAAAATTTCAGGATCTTATACAGTAGACACTGCTGCATTTCCTAACGCTTTAGGCGCTAACACTGCAATATACAGTGCTTCGTTAAATACTTTAAGTGCAAATTACATATCTAAAGTATTTAGTAAAGCAGCTAATGTAACTTCAACACCAGCTTATTTGTATACATTTTTTGCAACACAAGCTTCTGCGTCTTTAGCAGCTGATCCAACTTCAACTCTTTTAATTGAATCCGGAGCATTGTTTAATTTTGCTGATTCATATTTAGAAGCTCAAACTCCATGGATTATTTCTCAAACCGTTAATGGATTAAATCAAAATTTAATTAAACTTCATACACACGCTGATGGTGTTCATTCAAATTATGAATTCAAAGCGTCTATATCAAACATTAAAGCTGCAGGTACAGTAGCAGGTTCAGAATATGGAGCATTCACTGTAACAATTCGCGCAGTTGATCAAACTAAATTAAGTGCTGTTGGTTCACCATATAACACTCAAGATTCAGACGTTCGACCAAATATATTCGAATCGTTTGATAATTGTAATTTAGATCCTAACTCTCCTAATTATGTAGCTAGAGTAATTGGTGATAGATATAAAATCTTTGATGCTGGAAAAGTTATTATTTATGGTGACTATCCAAATAAATCTAAATATGTATATGTAGAAGTAGATGATAACGTAGCTAAAGGAGTTTTTTCTCCGGAATTAATTCCATTTGGATTTGCTGCATTATATAATCCAATTCCTTCATCATTTTCAAATGTACCAGCTGCTAGTTTTGTAGCTACTCAAACTATTAACGGTGTTTATAACAAACGTAAATTCTTTGGATTTGATTATGATTTATCTGGAACTGATAATATAAATTATTTAAAGCCACTTCCTAAAACGTTAGCTACAGTAGGTAGTAATGTTCCATTTTTATTGTCAAATTTCAATCAAGAAGCTGGAGCATCATTTCCTTCAGCAGCTAGTCCATATACAGGATCAATTAATTTAACTACTAATACCACTGTAGAGTCTCGTAAATTTATCATACCATTTCAAGGTGGGTCTGATGGAATTCAACCTAATCGTAGAATTTTAGTAGCAGGAGACATAGTAGCATCTAATACTCAAGGATATGATCTTCGTAGCAATACAGCAAAAGATTATTCAGTGTATAAAAATGCTATTGATTCAGTTTCCAATGCAGATGAATTAGATATTAATATGTTAGTGTTACCAGGTGTTATTGAATCATTACACTCTGCCGTAACTGACTATGCAGTTAATATGTGTCAAGATCGTGGAGATACTTTCTTTGTATTTGATTGTGTTGGATTAACAGATAATATTGCAACTGCAGTAGCAACTATTTCTCCTTTAGATAACAATTATGCTGCAACTTATTATCCATGGGTAAAAATTATGGATGCTGGAATTAATAAACCAGTTTGGGTGCCACCAAGTGTAGTAATACCAGGAGTGTTAGCATTTAATGATAGAGTAGCAGCAGAATGGTATGCACCTGCAGGTTTAAATCGTGGTGGTTTATCAACCGTGTTAGACGCATATACTCGATTAACTCACGCTGAAAGAGATGAATTATATGAAGGTCGTATTAATCCTATCGCAACATTTCCTGGAACAGGAGTTTGTGTATGGGGTCAAAAGACACTTCAAGCTAGACCTTCAGCTTTAGATAGAATCAACGTAAGACGTTTATTAATTGCTGTTAAGAAATACATTGCATCTGCAACTAAGTACTTAGTATTTGAAAACAATACAGCAGCAACTCGTAACAGATTCTTAAACATAGTTAATCCTTATTTGGAATCAGTACAACAACGTCAAGGTTTATATGGCTTTAAAGTTGTAATGGATGAAACAAATAACACTCCAGATATTATCGATCGTAACATTATGTATGGTCAAATATATTTGCAACCTGCTAAGACCGCTGAATTCATTATTATTGACTTCAATATTTTACCGACAGGCGCTGCATTCCCAGGAGCGTAATAAATTATTTTTTTATAGAAAAAGCCTTTGGAAACAGAGGCTTTTCTTTTGTTTTTACGATGATACATATTTATATATAAAATAATTAAGAACAATGAAAATTACAGAATTTAGAAATCTAATTCGTAAAGAAATTAGAAATGTAATAGCTGAAAATAAAACTAACTCTTCTAATATTGAAGAAGGTCTTTTTGACACGCTAATGAAAGCTATTTCAGCAAAAGTAAAATTAGATGGATCAATTCTTGCAAAACCAGAAGCTAAAGCACCTATTGCAGACTTAGACAAAGCAGCAAAAGGAAAACCAGAAACCCTTACAGCTTTTACAAAAATGGCTAAACAAATGGGAGTTGATTTAGTACAAAACATGGAAAAAGTTAAAGAAGCAGTAGTATATGCTTATATAAAAAATAGATTTAAAAATTGGATAGCAGGTTCTTATACAGGAATATATGATCCAGATACTTCTGAATTTTCTTTAATACCTGCAAGCGCAGGAGCAAACGCACTAACAGCAGAATCACAAGATTCAATGCAAGTGGCATTGAAAAGAACAATTCGTGAAGCAGCTAGAAAACGCAAATTAAATGAAGAAGTTTCAGTCTCAGAACTAGAAAAAATGAAAGCTACAGTTGGGTACATTGCACATGAAGGACCAGTATATGACCTTTTAGAT